CTGTAGAATAAATCGTGATTGCCCATGATAACATAAACTTTTTCAAATGCCGCTCCTAGTCGTTCCATATTGGATACTGTATAGTTCATGGTAGAAACATTGGTTGAGGATCTGTGATGGTGCCAGTCGCCTAAGAAAATACAAGTTTCACATCCTTCTGCTTTGGATTGCTCTATAAACCATTTTACAAAATCTTCACAATCATCGTTATGTATTCTAGAATTACCCTTCATGCCGAAGTGTATGTCTGTAAAACAAGCAACTTTTTTAAAAAATGCCACTATACTACCATCTCTTTTTTACAATTGGTTTGTGATTAGTCATATCAACTTTTCTAGAGTTAACAGATTCGAAGTCTTCTGTTTCAATCTTGCCTTTTTTCTTTAGCACTTTGTTTAATTTTGCAATACCGGTTTTGTTGACTTGACGCACTTCTCCGTGTACAGTCTTCATTCTCTTTTTGTATGCAGGAGAATTAGCATCATTTTCGTTTTGTCTAGTAAACGAAGGCATCATGTTATTAACCTCCAACAAGTCGTCTCTGATTGCTTGATTTTTCTTTTCAATGTTTAATATTCTTGTGAATGAATTTGTTATGGCCGCTGTATAATATGCAAACGGATTGTCTGATTTTGATTCATCGAATTGCAAACCAATTTGTGACAGTTGCATCAGTGCTTGTGACTGCATCTCATCATTGTATGTGTAACCTCTCCAATTGGATCTTGTTCCATACCGTTCACACAATTTCATATACATCATTGCTAAACTATTAGTCATCTTGCCATGAGTGCAACTAAAGTTTCCGTTGTCCATACCGCCCACCCAATGTGATTTTCCTACGCATTGTGGAGTACCTTTGATATCAAGTCTATAATGTTGAAATGGCGGAAAGTTTACTTTTGTGTGATGATCCGCTACTGTCTTTTTATTCTTTTTTCTTAGGTCATCTAGTGGCACATGATCAAACATCATTACCCTAAACACAAGATCTGTCTTTTCGATCTTCCTAGGTGATACTGTGTAGTCTGAAAGTTTAATTTTTTTAAGTCCTGCTTCTTTAGCCTGTTCCCATGCTATTTGTGTTAATCTCTTTGCTTTGGCTTTTCTAGCCTGAGCCACAGCACTTGCATTTAGTTTTTTCAAACTAGGTACTATTAAATCAAACTGTGAATCATCATCACCGACATATGAACAGTAGGTATTTTTACTGGCATGTATTTGAGCCAACAAATCTCTGTTATTTAGGTACTTTACTCTTTTCATAATTCTCCAATATTATTAGTGTAAAAGTGACCACAAACAGGTCTGTTGTTATCGTGCCGTATGGGTAATTAAATGCGCCTATTCTTGTGCCTATAAATATACTTTATAGTATACAAAATTATGAAAAGGAAAGCAACCATTTAGTACGTTATGAATATACCAAAAAAACCGTCACTAGGTGGCGCAATAAAAAAAGTAGGATCGGGGTTTTTCAGTAAAACTTGGGCACGATTAACAGGTGCTGGATTGGGCGATAACAGTCGTATACAATCAGCCAAAGCAAAATGGTCAGGTAGAACTGCTACAAGAGATTGGCGAGTGAGATTAACTTTGCCAACCGAATCACCTTTTAAATACATCCTGCTGGATAATAACGATCTAATGGAACCTTTGCAAGAATCTAACGGTGTGTTTTGGCCAATAACACCTGCGGTTATTGTGCAGAACTCTGCTAATTATAATGCACTGGCACAAACACACAGCAATTATCCTTTTCAAGCATATCAAAATTCACAAGTAGACACTATCAGTATTGTTGGAGAATTCCCGGTACAAAATTCTGAGGATGCAAGACACTGGATAGCCGTAGTAAAATTTTTAAGAACAATGACTAAAATGTCTTTTGGAAAATCCGATGACCAATTAAAAGGGGCACCACCACCTATTTTGCATTTATCAGGTTATGGGGATCATGTGTATGACAAAGTTCCGGTAGTTATAAATCAGTTCAGTGTTGAACTTAGACCGGGGATAGATTACATTTCTACCAAACAAGGTGAAACAATGAGTTTAGGTGATTATGGAGTTGAAGGAGAAGACATGGATAGGTTTAACGGTGATGCCAATATGGCGGCGGATGCCTCATGGGCGCCGACCATTTCAACAATTTCTTGCATGGTAACTCCGGTATACAGCAGAGACACAGTTAAAAACTTTTCATTGAAAAAATTCGCTGATGGGTCACTAGATAAAGAAAGAGGAATAGGATTAGTATAATGGCTGAATATTCAAACACATCACCCTATTATGCTACTTCTCAGAACAGTATTAGTTTAGAACCACTAGTACCGAGAACAATTACATCTGAGGCCGATGACCAAACATACACTATAGAAAGAACATATGCTTACAGACCAGACTTATTATCATATGACCTTTATGGCACACCGAGACTTTGGTGGGTGTTCGCACAGAGAAATCCAGATCAAATAGAAGATCCTATATATGACTTTAAACCCGGAGTCACTATTCAATTACCAAAGGCAAACAATATTTCTAAAGATTTAGGAGTATAAAATGGCTGGAAAAGATTATTATCAAAGAGCTAAAGCCGAAGCAACAAAAAGATCATCCAAGAAAGTCAAGAATTATGTTACTACAAACATTCATGATGTTCCCAAGCGTCCAAAAATAGACCATCTCAACAATAATGATTATGACGGAGTGATTGGCAACGTCAATCTAAATGATTATGAAGGTGTTAATAATTTTGGAGGAACAAGTTTAAATGATTATGAAGGGTTGGATGCATCAAATTTTGGCGTTGTACCAGAAAAAGAAACAGCAGTAGACGACGAAGTTGGCTTACAAGAAAATGTACTGCACAAATTTGCCACATACAACACAATTTTTACATTAAGCGGCTTATCTGAAGACGAATTAAAAACTCAGGCATATCTATCTAATCCAGTGCATGATATTATTGCAAGGTCGGGAGGAATAGGTGATCCAATGATCAGTGAAGGCAAATACAAAGCCGCACAAGACAAGATAAAAGCAGAAGAGGCCTTTTATTCCTCTGCTTTGAATCAAGCCAAATTCGGTCTTAATAAAACATTCAATACGGCATATGATCCAAAAACATCTGTAAACATACTATCCAAAGGATTAGATTTATTTTTTGAAAACTTTAATATGTTAAGCACGGTAGGTCCAAATTCAGACAGAGGATTAGCAAACATAACAAAAATGAACTTTGAATTGGTTGAACCGTTTGGTATATCTTTGATTGAAAAAGTAAAAGCGGCAACATTTATAAACGGGTATAGGGATTTTATGGATGCACCATTACTTTTAACCATAGAATTTAAAGGCACAGATGAAAACGGAAAACCGATCACCAGAGAAGACAAAAACTATGTCAGAAAAATTCCAATACTAATTGTAAGGGTAGAGTTTGATATAGATCAAGGAGGAGCGAAATATCAAGTGATTGCAGTACCGTTTGGTGATTTAGCCCATGATGATAGATTTAAATTTCCTCGCACACAATTAACTACCAGTGTAAACAGTGTTGGTGAGTGGATCAAAGAAATAGTTGAACAACTAGATGCAGATCAACAAAAAGAAATAGACGAAGGCGTGAGACAGTACAAAGACACGTATGAATTTGTTGTATCTGAAGAAGTGGCCAAGAGAGCAAAATATGCCAAAACTTTACAAACAATTACAGCAGAGTCTAACGCAAGTCTTTTTACAAGATTTTGGAACGATTATATTGCTGGAAAAAAAACTAAAATTGATACAGCACCTAAAATAAAATTAGCAGAAGCACAGGTAGACGGACAAACAAGTTTAGTAAAATATTTTGAAGATGCTATTAGAACAGGCGAAGGGTACTCTGCTATTGCAGATACGTTTTGGCAGTACTGGCACATGCAAATGACAAGTAGTGCGGTATCACCTGTTGAAACTAGGACAGGACCAGAGACCAGCACAGGCGCAACGTCATATGATGATCTAATGAAGTTTTACAGCAGTAGCGAATTCAGGAACAAAGCAAAGGATAATCAATGGATACCTTGGTTTGAAATCAAAGTAATGGTAGAAACTCCATATCCTGACCGAATTGATAACATTAGAAAAGTAAGTTCAAAAAAGGTGGTGTTCAAAGCGATACCAAAAAAATTACACTGTCTAAAGTTTTTCCCACCGGGAGTGAGTTTAGGATTTATGGATTGGTCCAAATGGGTTAGAAAACAATACAATTATATCTACACCGGAGAGAATGTCGATGTGCAAAATTTACGCATCAATTACAAAACTGCTTACTATTTGAGAAATGTGAGGCCGTTCAACGAAGAAAATAAAGAAAAAGGAAAATACGAAGAGTTCCAAGAAAATCTCATAAAAATTTTTGGTAGTGATAGTTCTGATATTAGGATAGAACCAACCAATCAAAAGGGTAAAAACACAATGAACTCGAGTTCAAACAAATCACAGCAGTTTTATGATTATATCACCAATCCCGAAGTAGATATGATCAAAATAGAATTAGAAATACTAGGAGATCCTGCATTCATTTGTCAGGATCAATTTATCACCATACACGAAGACAGATCTAAAAGAGCAGACGGACTTGGTTCTGGGGTAATAAGCAAAAAGTATGGAAGTTTTAATGCAGAAAACTTTCAACCTTTAGTTCAGGTAAACTTTGTAAGACCACCCGATGATCTAGATGATCGCTACACCGGTGGATATGTACGTCATTACGGATCCGGCGGAACATCGGAAAATCAATTTTCCGGAATATATCAGGTTACAAAAGTTGATTCAAAATTCAATAATGGTCAATTTTTGCAGACATTGTATTGTGTTAGATTGAATCAGCAACAACAAGGAAATGCCGCGGCAGTTATATCACAACAAATTTCTAAAAATTACGGCAGTGAAAATGTCAAACCTACAACGGTGCTGGGAGGTGAAAAAGGTAAAGAATTATCTAGAATAACTGACGATACTGATATACCTGATATGGGAGCCGCAAAATCAAAACTTCAGAAAAAAGTTGTGGATAAAGTGAAAAAATTACAAGAGAAAACTAGAGAAGGTAATTATGACGAGCAAGTAGGAGACCTAAACGACATAGGATAAATTAAAGTATGAGTTATAAAATAGGCGGTGGATTTTCAGACACACAGGATAACCTTAAACACTTTTCAGAAAAAGGTAGTGCTAATGATTCAGGTCCGTACATAGCAGTGGTAAAAAACACAGTAGACCCACTCAGAATGGGAAGACTGGGTGTTGTGGTTCCTGAACTATCTAGAACAGACGGACACGACATCAATCCATCACAGATTATATGGTGCCAATATTTGTCACCTTTTTATGGTGCCAAGCCTTTCAAAGCAAACACAAAAAATCCAGCAGAAGGACCACAGCAACGGTCATATGGTATGTGGGCGATCCCACCAGATGTGGATACCAACGTGTTGGTCATATTTGCTAAGGGTGAAAAAGGACAAAAAAATGCATTTTGGTTGGGTTGTATACAAGAGCCATTAACAAATCATATGGTACCTGGAAACGGGGCATCTGGAAACGCAATCCAAGATTCAAACAATTATAGCGAGGAAGAAAGAAGAAGAGGCGGAGGATCCAACTTTACGGATTATGGCACATCTTATTTGCCTGTACAGGAAAAAAATAAAAAAAGATATAGCGAAGGTGAAACCAATCTCACAATGGAAGAATGGCAGTATCCTGTTAATACTGAGTTGGCAGACCAACTATTAGAACAAGGGTTGATCCAAGACGAAATAAGGGGTACCACGTCATCAAGTGCAAGAAGAGAAACTCCCAGTCAAGTGTTTGGTTGGAACACGCCTGGACGAATCAGCGAAGATTCTAGAGAATTAAACATTGGTGTAAACGACACACCTTTGCAAGTAGATAGAGATCTTGGACACAGTTTTGTAATGGACGACGGTGATGAGGGTGGTGAAAACAGACTTACAAGAATTAGAACAGCATCCGGACATCAATTATTGATGCACGACACAGAGGGTGTGGTATACATAGCCAATGCATCGGGCAAGGCATTTATTGAAATGAATGCTGACGGAAAGGTATCTATCTATGCAACAGATGGAATATCCATGAGGACCGAAGGAGATTTTAATTTGCATTCTGACAAGAACATACAGTTCCATGCTAAAGAAAAAATAAAATTTACAGCAGAAGAAGATGTTGTGTTGAATGCTGAAAAATACATCTATGCCATGGGCCAATCTGGTATATTAAATGCATCTCATAAAGGCAGTGTGAGGCACTATGCCAAAGACGGTATAACATCATTCACAGACGGACCACAACTACACGGAGCAAGTGGCAGAATTGATCTTGCAGGATCTCAGGTGCATTTCAACTCTGTAACTGCACGTGCAACATGGGGACCATCATGGATGAAACCTGATCATGACAAGATACAAATTATTGTTAAAGAAGGCGAAATTGACATAGAGGCATATGGACCAATAGATGAAGGGACACCAAGCAAAATAGAGAATAAAACCACAGTGCGTGATACCAGCATTGGTCGAGGAGATTTCGCGAACGATGTCGATCCATTCTACGTACAACCAACAATTAAATACTCATCAAGCGGTGGATATGAAGGTAAGAATGCATTTAGTAATGCATGGGAAGAACTTGAAGCCATGATAGGTCCTAATGGTGACGGCAGAGATGCAGAAGGAAACTATACCACTATCACTGATAGTGCTTTGGATAGCAGACGAACAATAATAATGAACGAGCTTGGCGTTGTAACACCATTCATGGACAAGAAGAACGGTATTGGAAACATGGCAGAGAAAAAAGCAGAGTTTTACAAAGAATTAAGAGAAAGGCAAAAAGTTAATTTGCCAGATGCTGTAGGAGGTGTGTTTGTCACACACGAACCGTGGAACAGAGGAGTCAAACCAATCAAGCGTATCAAAGACCTACAGTACGATCCATATTACAAAGGTAGGTTCAGGAACGAATGGTTGGAATGGGAATATCTTGATGTTAGCTCTAGTGGAAGTCCGGAAGATACGGCAAGACACTTAGAGTTGGTTGAGAAATTAGGAATAGCCAAGTTTTCAGAGACCGGAAGTTATGGCAGTAACGTGGCCGAAGCCAAAGCCAAATATTATGCAGATCTTAAAACACGTCAAAACACTTATGAGGGCCTAAGTTCCTCAGAGCAGACTAAAATAATGCTAGAAAACAACTAATAAATATTACAAATGGCATACGATTCAAATTCATCAAATAACGCACAGTCAGGAAAGATAGTTTTCAAAGGCTTTTCGTCAAGGGCAGAACAGCAAAGTTTTAAATTATACGACTTTGAGGTAGCCAAGCAAGATCTAATTAATAGATTATCAGTGCGTAAGGGAGAACGTGTGGAAAATCCGGAGTTTGGCACAATAATTTACGATGCTATATTTGAACCGTTCACAGAAGCACTTAAAGACGCAATACTTGAAGACGTGACTGCTAATTTAAATGCTGATCCACGGCTATCCACAGGTGAAATAACAGTCAGAGAAGCAGATAAAGGAATAGCCATAGAAGCGTCGATTACGTATGTTCCGCTAAACATCACTGAAAAACTATCATTTAACTTCGATGAAAACTCGTTGTTACGCCTATCTTAAAGTACGCACATAATTAATACTATAAATATTATTATTAAAGTATTATGGCCACTACAGACAGACAAAACAGATTATTAGTTGCGGAAGATTGGAGAAAGATTTACCAATCCTTTACCCAAGCAGACTTTAAATCCTACGATTTTGAAACACTTCGTAGAACAATGGTCAATTACCTCAAGGAAAACTACCCGGATGATTTCAATGATTTTGTTGAGAGTTCAGAGTATGTGGCACTTTTAGATCTAATAGCTTATGTGGCTCAAGCATTATCATTCAGAGTAGACTTAAATGCCAGAGAAAACTTTTTAGAAACAGCAGAAAGAAGAAATTCTATCTTAAGATTAGCAAGGCTGATCAACTATAATGCAAAAAGAAATTTGCCGGCAACCGGATTATTGAAAGTGAATACACTTTCTACAACACAAGATGTGCTAGATTCGTCAGGAAGCAATCTTGCTAACAATACAATTATTTGGAATGATTCTGCTAATTCAAATTACAGAGAACAATTTACCGCAATTCTTAATGCGGCCAATCAATCAGGACAGTTGTTTGGAAATCCAAGAGAGTCGAAAAAAATTGGCGGCATTAACACAGAGGTGTATACGTTAAGTACAAATCAAGCAGACTTGCCAATGTTTAATTTTACAAAAAGTATTGGGGGAGTGAGCAGAGCATTTGAAATAGTTCCGTCAACAATTGAAGATTCAGAATCGATTTATGAATCTAATCCTATAGAAGGTACAGGGTTAACATACACATACAGAAGTGATGGATCAGGAGACAGTTCCAACAACACTGGATTCTTCTTCCTTTTTAAACAAGGAACTATTGAACAATCTTCATTTACAGTGGATTCGGCAATTACAAATTACATTTATTCACTAGATACTCCAAATATAAACAACACCGATGTTTGGTTGTATCAATTAGATCAATTCGGACAAGTGTCAAAAAAATGGACAAAGGTTCCATCCTTATCAGGTAATAATGCAATTTATAATTCATTATCAAAATCAGAGAGAGACATTTATAATGTTGTGACAAAAGTTAACGACACAGTTGATTTAGTTTTTGGTGACGGAAACTTTTCTGATCTTCCTTTAGGTTCTTTCAAAGTATACTATAGATCAAGCGACAATACCAAGTTTGCTATTCAACCTAATGATATGCAAAATGTAGTTGTTTCAGTTCCGTATGTTGATGCTAATGGATCTCAACAAACATTATCAATATCTTTGAGTTTACAAGCGGCAGTATACAATGCGGCATCTTCTGAATCAAATAGTTCGATAAAATCAAAAGCTGGACAGGTTTATTATTCACAAAATAGAATGATTACTGCTGAAGATTATCAAGTAGTACCTCTTTCAGCATCACAAGAAATTGTTAAAGTTAAATCTGTAAATAGATCTGCATCAGGTATTTCAAGAGCAAAAGAAATATTAGATCCAACAGGTGCATATTCAAATGTGAGTGTGTTTGCAGAAGATGGAATATTGTACAGAGAAGAATCAATACAAAAATTTACATTTACATTCAACAATAGAAGTGATATACAATCTACATTAGATACAAATGTTGAAGGAAAATTAAAAACTCCGTATGCAAGGCAGTATTACTATCTCAAATATGGCACAAAAGACGTAAGCACATTAACAACAACATGGAATTCAACAACAACTTCGACAAACACCAACACCGGGTATATGAAAGCCGCAGGTCCTTTGGTGCTAGGCGATTTTGCTACTTCAAACTTGAAATATGCTAAACCAGGAGCATTGATTAAATTTACGTCCCCGGATACTAGAAAATTTTTAAATGGTACATTAGTAACATCAACAACAGATAATGCTGAAGACAGGGTATGGGCAAAAATTGGGGCAGTATCAGGTGACGGTGCAAACGGCGGATTAGGAAACTTAGAATCGGGTGACGGTCCAGTAATATTAAACAATATACTGCCAGATGGGTCTGTACTAAACGCCATCATTCCAAATTTCACAACATCATTTTCAACACTATTAGAAGCAAATATAATTGACAAGATAAATGCATACGAAGAATTTGGACTAACATATGATTGGGACACAGAAACATGGAAAATAATAACATCAACAAATTTAAGTGCAAGTAGTGTGTTTAGTTTAACAAATCAAGGATCAATAGCAGGTACAAATGCAGATGCTAGTTGGTGGTTTAAATTTACAAACGACGGAAACACATACACAGTTACATACAGAAAATTAGAATACATATTTGAATCAGTATCTCAAAATAAATTCCATTTTGATCCACAGGAAAAAATTTATGATTACAAATTAGGCACTAGTGTTAAAGACAGTATAAAAATACTGAAAACAAATTCTATTGCTTCGACAGGTAATGCTGTTGGTTATCCAATTACTTGGCAAGTAGTCGATACAGTAACAGAAGCAGATGGTTTCCAAGATAACAGAAAAGTCAAAGTTGGATTTTTTGATAGCGACGATGATAATGTAGTTGATAATCCAGAACTATTTGATATTATTGTGGAACCTGATACAAGTATTACAACAAAATTTGTGTTCCAAGAAAAATACATATCATACAATAACATATCAAGATTTAGACCTTATGCATCAACAAACTTTATTGTATCAAAAAATGAGTCAGATATTACTTTGAATTCAGCAACGTACACCGAAGGACAGTTGTTTTATTTTTATGATCCTGCAGAAGATATTATTAAAAAATATAATGCAACAACAAATACATTGTCTACAACAACAGATTACATAGCAAGAAGAGGCAGAGGTTCTATAAGTTTCCAGTACAAACACAATGCAGGACAAGAAACTAGAATAGATCCAAGTGTGTCTAACATTATTGACGTGTATATGTTAGAGAGAACATATGATAATTTGTACAGAATATGGTTACAGGATCGCGGTACACTTCCAATTCCGTCAACATCAAACCAGATGAGAATAAATTATTCAGGAACGCTTAATCCAATGAAATCATTAGCGGATCAAATAATTTATCATCCAGTGAAGTACAAAATACTTTTTGGAACACATGCAGATGAACAATTACAAGCAACATTTAAGGTTGTAAAAAATCCAAAAACAAATGTAACAGATGCAGTTATCAAGACAAGAGTAATTGCCGCAATAAATCAATTTTTTGCTCTGGATAATTGGGATTTTGGAGATACTTTTTATTTTACAGAATTAGCCGCTTTCGTACACAACGCACTAGCACCAGATTTGTATACAGCAGTGATTGTTCCAAATCAATCAGGACAAGGTTTTGGGTCTTTGTTCCAAATAGATTCAGCGGCAGATGAGATTTTTATTAGTGGGGCCACCGTTAATGATGTTTCGATTATATCAGCACTAGGAGCCAACCAGTTATCAGCTTCGGGTACAGTTATAACAAGCACATCAACTACCACAACAAACACGACCACAGGATCAGCAGTGTCAGGCTCTACTACAACAAGTTCAGGATCAAGTTCAAGTTCCGGCAGTAGTGGATCAGGATACTAATGGCAGATAATAATACAAACGCATTAACAAATAACGAAGTTGTCAAACAAGGCAACAACGAATATAGACGTACGGTTCAACATTTACCTGCTTTTTACAGAACAGATGCTAACCAAAGATTTTTATCAAGCACACTAGATCCATTAATACAAAAAGGATCATTAGAAAGATTAGATGGCTTTATAGGTAGACAAGATGCCAGTACAAGAAAAAGTACAGACAGATATGTGTCAGCAACGTCTAGAGATAGAATGGCTTATCAGTTGGAGCCTGCTGTAACTTACACAGACAGAGACACAACATCATTGAATCCAGAGGACCAAGTTAAGTTTACAGGAACCTATGATGATTACATTAACCAAATAAAATTTTTAGGCGGCAATGTCAACAATCATGATAGACTTTCAAAAGAGAATGTGTATTCGTGGAATCCAGCAATAGATTATGATAAGTTAATCAATTACAGAGAGTACTATTGGATGCCAATTGGCCCTAGTGCTATATCGCTTGATTCCGTTGGACCAAATGCAGTTGCAGAATATTCTGTAGAAAATAAAGCAAAAGGAGCCTACAACTTTACACACAGAGAAAATGAAAACAATCCTATACTGACACTTTACAGAGGCAACACATACAAATTTAACGTAAACGCAAAAGGACATCCGTTGTACATAATGACAGAACCATACAAGAGCAAAGTTAGTGAGGACGGTTCGACATCAACGATTTTTTCTACAGGCGTTACCAACAACGGAACTGATAACGGAACAGTAACATTTACAGTACCAGCAACTGGCCCTGCAACATTATACTATCAGTGTGGTAACCATGATGCTATGTACGGTATATTACAAATTAAAGATATTACAACGACAGTAAAAATAAATCCAGCTGATGATATTATTGGTGTAAAAAATTACAGTTTAAGAACTGTAGATCTATCAAACGGAATGAAGATATCATTTAGTGATGACATGGTTGATGGCACATATAAGAACAAACAGTATTATGTAGAGGGCGTTGGGGAATCAATCACACTTACTGATATAGATGATTTGATTACGCCTGGACCATATTCTGAGGAAGCTACTGTTCCTTATGATGCTGTTGGTTACGATACAAGGCCATATGCTAAAGCAGTTTACACAGCAAGAGATAAAGACTATATTACAATTAAAAGAGATTCACGTGATCAGAATGCTTGGTCAAGATATAACAGGTGGTTCCACAGATCTGTAATTGAAGAAACAGCAAGGATTAGTGGTTACACTCCTGTTTTAAATGAAGATGATAGAGCAAAGAGACCAATTATAGAATTTGACTCTGGTCTAGAACTTTATAATCACGGAACAGTTGCTAAAAGATCTGTAACATTGTATGATACAGTTACGACAGATGCTTTTTCATCAGTGGTTAAACAAACAGGTTACATTGTTGACGGATTAGCACTAGCAGATGGAATGAGAATTGTTTTCGTTAACGATAAAGATCCTTTAGTAAATGGAGTAATTTATAACGTAAACTTTGTCACAGCAGGAGATTCCACGCAACTTATTTCATTAACAAAAGCAACAGATGGAACACCTGCAGATGGTGAATCTATTTTTATAGAATTTGGAACTGCCCATCAAGGTAAAACTTTGTATTATGATTCAACAAACAAAAAATGGGTAGAGGCACAACAAAAAACAACACTCAATCAGCCACCACTGTTTAACATATTTGATGAATCACGTACATCATTTGATGATGCTATAAAATATCCAAGTTCAACATTTAACGGAGCAAAAATATTTTCTTTTGCAACAAGTGACACTGCTGTAACCGATACAGTTCTTGACATGAAAGTCAAGTATAGTACAATAAACAATGTGGGTAACATAGTATTTGAATCAGATTACACAACAGATTCGTTTACTTACAAATCGGGTATAGCGTCTGTTACTAAAAGATTAGCATCAGGACATTTACATTATACATCATTATCAAGTCTTCAAAATTATCAAGGACCGTATATCAAAAGAACTACGACTAGTAAACAAAGAGTAATAAGAACGTACATAGTCAACTCAACAGACTTACAATTATTTGCAGTTGATTTTTATAAAAATTCTGCCTCACTTACTGATTTAGAATTATCAGTATCAGTTAACGGTATAAGAAAAACAATAACAACAGATTACACATTAACTAACGGAACTACAAACAAATATGTGAAGTTCAACAAAAATTTAGCAGTAAATGACCAAGTAAGGATAGCAGGTTATAGTTCTGCAGACAAAGTTGTTAGCAAAGGTATATACGAAACACCAGAAAATTTATCAATAAATGCTGAAAATGAATCATTAGGTACATTTACATACGGACAAATTCTAAATCATGTACAAGATATGTTTGATAAAAATCAAGATGTCACAGGACAAATTCCAGGAACATCAAACTTGCGTGATAAACCTGATGCAAGATTAAAAGGTGGAACAATATTACAACATGAAGGATCATTGTTACCTGCCATCTTTAGTTTGATTGATGGCGAATCTAATATTTCTACAGCAATTGATTATGTAAATTTGGAATACGAGAAATGGTATAGTGCATTTTTAACTTATGCAGTGGGCACAGCGTATGAAGGCGTAGCAAGAGACAGGGTAGATGAAATTATAAAAGCAATTACACCGGGAAGAACTACAACTTTTCCATTCTATTATGAGGACATGATAGGCTGGGGAGAAAATGTTTCCACAAGAGCACATATAGTGGCTGGCGTATCACAAACTGAGTATGCAATAGATTCACAACATGATATTACAGCATTAAGCAACAGAGCGGTTTACATCTACTTGAATGACGAACTTTTATTACACGGATCTGATTATACGTTTAGTACAATAGACGACAGTATTGATGTAACAAGGGCACTTGCTGAAGGCGATAGAATTGTGATAAAAGATTATGCAGACACAAAAGGCAGTTATATGCCACCGTCTCCGACCAAACTTGGAATGTATCCAAAATTTAAACCAGAGATAATTTCAGATAACACTTATATTACAACAACATCAATGATTAGAAAACATGATGGATCTTTTATAAAAGCATTTGGCGACGAAAGAGATGATTTAATTATAGAATTAGAAAGAAGAATTTATAATAATATCAAAACAATATATGACGGATCATTATCACACATATGCGACGTAACACCGAGTGTGTTTACAGCAACAGATTTCAGTCTTACTGAAGTGGATAGTGTTATGGCAACAGATTTTCATGTATGGGCAGGACGCAACAATGTGCAGTACATCAATAACACAACTTTCAGTGAGGGTTCTCCATTCACATACAACTATGCAAACAGCACAGACAGAATTAAAAATAAAAAATTGCCAGGATATTGGAGAGGTATATACAAATATTTTTATGACACAGATGCACCTCACGTAAGGCCATGGGAGATGTTCGGCCACAGCGAAAAACCAAGCACATGGGAGGCAACTTACGGAACAGCACCATACACATCGGGCAACGAAGTATTGTGGAATGACTTAGAAACACTTACCGGCAGATATGCAAAACCAAATGTAAAAAACTATTTGCCAGTTGATGCATCGGGAAATTTATTAGATCCTATTGCGGCTGGGTTAATAGATGCTTTAAATATTCCAGGCAGAAGATCTGGATGGAAATTTGGTGATCAAGCACCGGCAGAAACATCTTGGAGAAGATCATCATCTTATCCGTTTACTGTTATAAAGACATTGGGACTTACACAACCGGCTAGATTCTTTGCTAATATGTTTGACCCATCAAGACAAACAACTAACATTGGCGGAAATCAGATAGATAAAGATAGTGGAATTAGAAAGACATTTAAAACGTCAAAGTATCATTTGCAGACATCTACAAATAATGCAACTGGGGTCACAACAACATATCTCACAGCAGGTTACCAACCATTAGTTGTCAACTTTTTAATATCAAAAGATCTAGATCCAGATACTTTCTATTACAAAAAAATGTCCAATCTTAAAACACAATTAGCATACAAATTAGGCGGATTTACAGATAAAGATAATCTAAAAGTTCTTACAGATTCTGTATCACCGGGGTCAACATCCGGATCCAAATTTATCCCAGATGAAAACTACAAAATAATGTTTAGAACATCCAATCCCGTGAATAACTTTTATTATTCAGGTGTGCTTATTGAAAAGAACACAGATATTTCCCATGACGGATCAACAATACTGGGAGGATTTAAAGTTTTAGGTTATTCAACAACTCGACCGTATTTTAATTTTAATTATCCAGTGAAAACGTCAGTTGGAAACAAATTGCAAGTGGAAGGATCACAGGCGTTGTTGAGTTATAACAATTACAAAGAAGAAGTGCAAACCATTCCATATGGGTATGTGTTTGACACAATGCAGGAAGTTGCAGACTTTTTACTTGGGTATGGAAACTATTTAGAACAACAGGGTTTTAAGTTTAACAAGTATTCTAATGAAATTAAAGAAACTCTAAACTGGCACAATGCAGTAAGAGAGTTTTTATTTTGGACTACACAAGAATGGTCACCTGGATCAGCCATAACAGTATCACCTGCGGCACAAGGTTTTGAATTAGATACTGATAATTCAATAGTAGGCAAGTTACAAAATTTAGCCGGAGATTATTCATTATTGGACGCAGGCGGAAGAAAAATTCCTATTAGACAAATATCTACAAAAAGGATAGGCAAAACTTTTGATTTAGAAACAAAAGACGAAAATACTGGATTGTATAACATAATGTTGAGTACAGTACAAAAAGAGCATATTTTATTATTTGATAACAAAACTGTATTCTCAGATATTATTTTTGAACCCACAACAGGATTTAGACAACCAAGATTAAAATTAGTAGGTTGGAAAACAGCAGGCTGGAATGGAGATTATTATGCACCTGGCTTCTTGTTTGATTCTGCACAGGTTAATTATTGGTCTGCCAACACTGATTATAAAATAGGCGACAGTGTAGAATACCAAGGTAAATTTTACGTGGCAAAATTTAATCATACATCGGCTACGTCGCTTAATAATTCAAATTGGATACTCAAAGATGAGAAACCATCACCACAATTAATTCCAAACTTTGATTATAAAATATCGCAATTCAATGATTTTTATAATTTAGAGACAACTAATTTTGATGAGTCACAACAGAAACTAGCACAAAAATTAATTGGATATCAATCTAGAGATTATTTAGAAAATTTATTTGTCAATGATGTATCACAATATAAATTTTATCAAGGATATATTAGAGAAAAAGGAACACAAAACGCAATAGATAGATTACTAAAAGCCAAGTATGAAGGACAAGATATATCACTTGACCTATATCCGGAATGGATGCTTAAAACAGGACAGTTTGGAAATACAGATTCGATAGAAAATATACAAATTCGTTTACAAGATAATGTAGTAACAGCAGATCCAAATAGTTTTGAGTTGTTTGACACATCAAACGAAACAGTTGAGTACACAAGATCAGATGCAATAGTCAAAAGTGATATGTACTACAAACCAGTAGATTATAATGCCGCAACAACTTTTAGTAGATTAGATTATACAAAGCCGGGAGTAACTAGAGACAATGCACAGGTATACAAGACTGCAGGATATCCTCAACTTGGACAAGTACAGTATACAGCATTCAATATATCAGAATTATTAGATCTTAATATTGACAGTGTCAGTCAAAATGAATTGATATGGGTAGCAAACAAATCAAACAGTGATTGGGACGTGTTTAGATTAACAAATCAATCATACAAAATAGAAAATCTTAGAAAAATAAATGCAGACACACAATTAGAAATTACATTTACAAAATCACATGGATTATCTGCAGGTACGCCGACTAGTCAAGCAGATTATTTTGCCATTACGAATGCCAAAACTCAAGGATTAAACGGTGTTTATCGAGTAGCCTCTGTCACAGATCATAGAACAATCGTAATAACTCATACTTTAGGATCAGTATTCCCAGGATTATCAACAGATGGATCAACTGCTGATTCTTATGGAAATGTTTACAAATTTATATCAGTTAGATTTTCTTCAATGGACAACGTTAATGATACATTAGATTATTTTGATTATCAAGACAAAATACAAAATATAAGCAGAGCGGGTGATAAAGTATTTACAGATGCAGACAGTTCGGGTCTATGGCGTGTGTACGAAAAACAAAATCCTTACACAACAACACTTCGACTATCTCCAAACAACACTGGAACAGATCAACATTTTGGACAACATATTGTTGCTAGGAATGACGGTAGAACATTAGTAGTATCAGCACCTTCAGACACACAAGGTAAAGTCAACTTTTTATTTAGAAGACAAGCAACAGCAGGATCAAAATTTGAAACTGAATCAACAGTAACAACAACTGCTGGTAACGATAACACAACAAAACTTGGTGAGTCATTATCAATGAGTACAGATGAAAACTTTGTAGTAGCCGGTGGCCCATATGCAAACTCATTAGGATCAGATGGTAGCACAAGATTTGCAGATGCAGGTCTAATTAAAATATTCCTTTGGAATCCAAGCACATTTAAGTATGGAACATTAACAACACTACTACCACCAACAGATGCGGCATCGCAGAATTTTGGTTGGGCACACAAAATTTCAGAGTCGGGTATAAGTTCGACCAGAGACACAGCACAAAAATATCTATTTGTATCAGCACCAGGACACAGCACTAACAAAGGCAGAGTATATGTGTATACTTGGGGAGTGGGTGCAGACGGCTCAACATACGATAGATGGACAAAAGATTACACACTAGAAGCACCAGCAGGCGGTAGCGGACATAGATTTGGACATAGACTACAAGCCAACGATAACGGTGATGTACTAGCAGTCAGTTCATTGGCACCAGGTAATGCAGGCAAGGTAGAAATATTTGTACGATCAGGATCAGACGGAAGTTCAGCAAACACATTTACACTTACACAAACACTCACAGGCGTAACAGCAGATGGTTCAACGGCAAACACTGCATTTGGTGACGCACTTGCAATGAGCAAAAATGGAAATACTTTAATAATAGGTGCTCCTGGCGTTGATCAATCAGATCAAGCAGACGGTGGAGCAATATACTATTACAAATGGAACGCAGACGGTTCGACAAACACTTACACGTTACAGCAAACGGTTAACGCACCAGAATCACAAATAAACATGAAGTTTGGTACCACACTTGCAATAAATCCAGTAGGCACTAGATTAGTGATAGGCGCTGAAAGTTTTGCAAGTTCCAGAGAAATGAAAATAGATTCCGGAGAAACAACATTTGACTTGCAAGATACAGTACTAATTGATACTAACATACAATCAGGCGGAGCGTTCACAGCCACCATGTATAATACGAAGTTTGTAATTGATGATAGACTAATGACTGATAATGTTACACCAATGGATGATTTCGGCAAAGGTGTTTGCGTAACTGATAACACTGTATTTGTTGGTGCACCAAAAGATAACGGTAACGTCTCATCGGACGGAAGTACAAAAATAATAAACGACGGAACTGTTACTGTTTTTGATTTAACTGAAAATGGAAAATATGCATGGAACAATATTGAAACAGAAACACCATTGATTGATATTCAAAAAGTTGGACAGGTATTTGAATTTGACAACAAATCTAAAGAAATTAGAGATAATTATGACTTGTATGATCCTATAAAAGGAAGAATTCTTGGAATAGCAGACAGAGAAATTAATATTAAAACTACATGGGATCCTGCAC